GGTTGAATTGCCCGTGGGCAGCGTGCCGTCAGCAGCTGCTGAATTTATATTTGAACTGTTTCGTCCTATTGTCACTAATGCTGCTCCTGCGTTGCTAATTATTACTGTATCTCCCGCACTTGGACTTGCAGGTAAAGTAATTGTGAAAGGTGTAGTTGCGTGATTACAAATCAACTGGTCGCCGCTAGCTGCGGTAAAGGTTGTTGTTTTGATCAGCCATGGCGAGTAAGCGCCCGCTGCGGATGCCTGCGAGTCAACATAGGTTTTGATAGCGAGCGATGAAGATATGTTTGTGTCGGTCGCGCCAGCCATTGTATCGCTTTCGATAATATCGGTTATTGTCGCCCCCGGCCCTAACTTTAAACTCTCAAGAGTAGCCAAGCCTGTGGTGGTAATCGTTGCGAGACTAGCCAAGCCTGTGGTGGTAATCGTTGCGCTAGAAGCCGCCCCGGTCGTAGTGATCGCGTTGTCCTGAAAGTCGAATAGAGATCCAGAATCATCATATTGCAGTTGCAGCGTGGCAGCCCCATAAATCTCAATGTCGTTAGGCTTTGTGCTGTGAGTGTCGCCATATAGACGAATAGACCCACCAAGGATGTTGGTTGTGCCTGCAGTGATGTACAGGATGCCATTTGTGTCGCTACCCCTGATCTCCGGATTAGCCACAGAGAAGTTGAGATCGTCGTACAAAGTAAGCTGAGTTTGAGCCAATACACCAGTGCCGCCAGGGTTTACCTGGAATATTCCGTTTGCTGTTAGCGCGGGGAATAAATCAAATGCTGTCTCAATCCCTGTGAATTCTGTCCTCATGACGGCAGAAGATCCAGACGAGCTGGTTATCGGTTGCCCTGTCGGAGTGTAATATGGAGCTGCCATGATTTACCTCAAATATCGTCTGTTTAAGTATCGGATAAACGCCCCAGAATACGCCAAAGGGTTCATGATATCCGAATTCTTGCGTATTATTATACCCATATTCTCGGCAGAACCCGAAAGCCCTAGACGAGAAGGCTCCAAAGTCACTCCATCCCACGTAAAAGCGTCCCAAACAACTTCGTCCCATCGAGATTCAAGGAACTCTGTTTGCACGGGATATGCTGTGGAACTAGGCTGAGGCATCTTACGAACATCACCATAACCAAGGTCATAAGCAAAAAAGAATTCTCCGTACCCTGACCCAGAAACTTCTAGCGCACAACTCATCCATCGTTTTTTGAATCTAGGAGTCCCCATGTTGTGGTAATGGAATACCAGGGAGGCCTCTATTTTGATTCCGTCAAATGAAGTGCCTTTGTCTAGTTCGTAGACAATTCCAGCATCGCTTCCAAAATACATGCCCTCAGAGCCATCTGCTTTCTCTACAGAGATCGATGTTTCTATTGAGTGAGAGAGGACAATAGGCATTATGCCGACAAGCTTGCCGTTTGCGATTGTGATGTGATATCCGGATTTGTCATTGAAATAGACGCGATACTGGCTTTTTGCCCTAGATATCAGAGACGAAGATATTTCCGTCTTCTTTATATTTATTGTCTCTCTAACTTTGTCGGAGACAGTGCTAGTCACGAAATTACCAAACTTCTGGGTTGTTTTTAGGCTCGTTACGCCCCACTGCCCCATAAAGAAAGTTTCCCCCAGCGTTTGAATCGAGTTTTCATAGGCCCCGACCTCATCTCGAAATTCGACCAAATTCCAGTCCAGAACAGAGTTTCCGTAGAGAACATGAGCCAAGTTTGCGTTTAAAATAAGCAGAGCCGAATCTCCTGACTCTCCAGGCTGTATTGCAAATCCGGTTATTAGGTCTTCTGTTGCAATCTCCGCAGCGCCAAGTATTGGCTCCCAGTTGAACGGCTTACCTGTGCCGGAGTGCTGAATCGAATTGTCGAACGAGAAAAATAAGCTATTGTTGTGAACGACAACATGATCCGGAGTGTCATCAACCATCCCTGTAGCTATGGGCGCAAATACCGTCCCATCAAACTCAAACCCTCGATTAAGCTTGTCACAACCATATATCCTTGAGGATCCTAGCAAGTTAGCACGGACAGTCTCGTAATCTCCTCCTGGGAGCAAGGTTATTGCCGTACTGTCTGCCGCAATTGTGGCGACATTCAAATTAGCGCCAACATCTAGGTTCTCTGATTGGAATGTCCCTGTCTGACTGGCGAATATAAGCCTGCCAGAGCCGTCGTCACCCTCCCAAGAACCCGATTCAAGAGAAATTCTAGTTATTACGGCCGTTGCACCGGATATTGCGCCAGTTATCGTATCGCCTTCCGCTACTATGTAAGACCCTCCGCCTGTGAAAGGAAGCTCTCGCCCAAGCGGGACTTTAACCCATCCCGCCGCAGTTGCTTTGTATAGATCGGCCTCCGTATTTCCGACATTATTCCTGAACCCGTAAACAACACTGCTCAGAAAGCCGATTCCTAATACGCTTCCCGCACCAGGTATCGCGCCAATATCGGACCTGTATTCGTTGGCAGTCAAGCTCTTGTAAGTAGCCTGCAAGAATGGCGTGGATCCACCGTTTGGCACTTGAGTATCGTCGGTATTGCCCTCAGTGACCCCGCTAACCTGAAGATCCTCGGAAACATTGAAAGCCCCGGTGTCCTTTGTGATAACTAAATAGGCCTGGGCCCCGCTAGTGCCAGTTGATATGACTACAGCCGTTTCAGTGGAAGTAACCCCTGTGATCGTGTCTCCAACCGTAAACGTGCCAGTAATGGTGACATTCAATAAAGCGTAATTTTGGGCTGAAGGACTTGGGCGGCCATCATATCGCTCATACCCTTGGATATCACGGTAACCCCCATCGAGCCCCATCTCAAAATTCTGGGATTCTCGAAGCGACCCTGGGTCTGCTTCCCAAGGAGGAACCGTTTCGTCAAGCCCACCCTGAAATGCCAAGTAGTTATACTGGGGTGGCGGAGTCCTTGGAACCTGAGAGATACGATTCCCGAGTCTCACGCCAACGGCCCTCTCATCCTCATCGCAGGCATCTGATTGCCTTCCAACTGCCTCATCATTCTATTTCCCTCTTTCTGGGCTCGAGCAATGACCTCTCCCGCGCTTTCGAAGTAACCATACTTCTCCAAGGCCTTATAGACGATCAGCTTATGAAATTGGGCAGGCATTCCCGGAACTTCAGTGTCGTCAGCGATGGTGTTAGTAGCCCCCAAAACTTGAGGCCCCCGCTCATAGTAACTCTGAATGTTGTAGATATCGTTCGGTTCTGGGCCAATAACAATGTTGTTTTGAGGATCAACCGTGATGTAACGGGGATAACCTGGGTTTTGCAGGCCTGTTCTATAGACCAAACGAAACCAATCCCACTCCACCCATATCATCCAATTTTGAGTGGCACTACCTGCGGAAACTAAGTGAATCCTCGGAGGGTCAACACGATCGTCTAGACGCCAAGAAGAGAAGCGGTCAATAGGATTCGACGCCCCGCCCGTAACATCATTAATTCCTGCGTTATCATACGCATAAACACCGCCGTCAGACGCGGCTGTAACAACCTCAAAAAGACGCCTCTGCCATCTAAACGATTCAGAGTGTCTATTTTGGATATCTATGTAGGCGTCACTTACCCAGTTTGTTACCCGAGCAAGCTCTCCAGTTTGGCTCACAGTGGTAGAAGGGACTGCTGCCCCTCCGGCCAAGTTGGCCTCTAATGAGAAATTTTGGCATAACTCAAGAAAAGTTGACAATTGCTACTCCGTTTACGCAGCCTTGAGCCGTTCCTCAAGCCATTTTGCCCCTCTTGGATTATCATCTTTAAGTACCTCAAATCCGTACCTCAAGCCTCGTCTAGCGGGATGATCAACTCCGACGCCACGCTGATCGTCGTATTCAACATTGCCGTAATGTACTGGCTTTGCTCCAGCCAAGACGCCAACAAACATTCTCGGGACAGTAAAAACTTGCCCACGGACAAATGTTCTCGAGATGCCATTAACTGAAACTGTGAACACACGGTCAGCGTTTCTTTCTGCAGTGTCCCCTATCCGGATAGTGACCATTTCTTCATCAAATAGAAGAGCATCATGCTTATCCTTAAACTCTTGGCTAGTTGGATCAGTATTCCCAATATCCGTAACGATGAGCTTTGGCTCTACACCAGACTCATCTACCGTCATTATAACAGGAGGCCCAAGATCTACCGCGCTTGCATCTGTTTCAACATGCGTACTACCAGTAGGGCGATCTTGAGCAGTCATGCCCTCAAGCGCCTGCAGTATCCGATCGTTAGTCTGACTAATATCAGTCAGCTTCTCCTCAGTCTTTTCGAATCTTTCACTGAACTCTTTCTCTAACTGCTTGTTGGTCTTGTTTTTTTGATACGTCATAAGCCCCTCTATAAATTAGTAGGGCCCCGAAGGGCCCTGGTTTAACCACCTTCATAATCCCCAGCCACTGTGGCCGCAGACACTGAATTTCCAACACCTGGTAAGTATACTACGATGGCTTCCCCTGCTGTATTAGCAGAATCAACCAATGAAAGGTTGATAATTCCACTGGCTGGCGTCAGCACTTCAACGTGCTTTTTAGCCGTCTTAGTGTGCAGTATTGACCCGTCAATTGCGGTTAAAGCACCCGAAGCGGCCGTAGCCGTTAGCGACAAAGCCGCCAAGTCGTCTGTAATCCAAACGTCCAAATGGTGTACTCCCGGTATAACATTGCCAGCGCCGTCTCTGACCGCGATCGTAATGTCCATCTCGTCAGTTGCAGCTCCAGCGGCCAAGGTTGGCACAGCAGAAGCTGCCGTATTAACCTCTGTTCCGTCTGATTGCTCCGTTACTATCCGAGCATTTTTACCTATGCGAAGCTCGCCGGTAATCTTTAGCCGTGTTTCTCTTCCGTACAATCTACTCATTTTACTTTCCCTTCATAAGCGTCACCCCTACCTAAGTAGGGGCTTCGGGGGATGGATTAAGATCCTTGGGGTCTAAGAGGCAGAGTGGAAATACTTTCCATTGCTTCGAAGGTGCTCCAAGTGGTTGCGCCAAAGTTAAAAACAGTGCCAGAATTGTTCTTAATCACAATGTAGCCAAAAGGCATATATGTGTCTAAGTCAACCCAGGGGAATGAAGGAAAGGTTATAAAGTCACCAGAAGAGTCAAGCGATTGCAGCGCACCCTGATGAATTTGTAAAGCCCCCGCAGCATCCACGCTCATTACGAACACTGTTCCTTTGTCATCAGGAATAGTTTCGAAAGTTTCGCCTGCATAATCTGTAGTTCCCGGCGCTGTGTTTGTTTGAGCTGCATAGGAGGTAACAAACTTACCGCCAATAGAGCCTTCAACAGCAGTGTCAGTTGTAATTGTGGAGGTTGTGCCTGCGACCAAACCTGCGTCGGTCATGCAGAGCGTTACTCCGCGAATATCATTTGCTTGAGCCATCTTGTAAATCTCCTGTTCAGAGTGGTAATAACGCCCCTGTTTGGGGAGCTTTCACCCAGAAGCCCCACACTAGGCGGGGCTTAGGGGAAACCTTGTCGGGTTACCTATAGATCTGTGACCCCAACTTCGACGACCGCCATCCATCCATCGTTCTGGATAAAAGGAGCACACCAGAAGATCGCGCCAACATAGCCACGCTGGCCGTGCGGATCATTCTTATCCTTCTGGGAATGAGGAATGTGAGAGACATCGAACGAATTCAATCCGCGCAATGCAACGTCACCCCAAGCATCTTCGCCAACAACGATCACAGGGTAAACGTCGATGTTTGCCCCAGTCGTGCTTACTAGGCCGGTGGCACCAACAGCCGCGCCAGAGTCCGGTATAGAAGTAAGCTCTGGCGAGATGATGAACCTGTATCGATCCACTGCACCAAGCTCGCATTCGTGCATGACCTTACGTGAACCGTAAGACGCACACTCTACAAATCCTGGCAATTCCCGAATGTCGTTCTCACAGTCGGTGTGGCAGAAAACGAGGAAGCCCGCTTCTACAGCCGTGGTGTTGTAGTTAGCTGACGGAGCCAGAATCTCCGTAATCATGTCGCACCGATTACCAAGCAGGCTACGAGTAACCTTTCGAAGCAATCCGAGTTTGACAGTTTCATCAACAGTAACTCTTGAAGTACCGCCTGCATAGAACAGGTTGGTACAGCCTTTAAGGACACCGTAGCGAACCTTCTCGCGTACAAGGCCCATACGCTGACCACACTGCTTCTTCATGGCCATAGGGATATCATCCTCATATAGCTCTGCAGTCTTGTCAGTGTACATATAGAGGGCGCTGTA